ATCGGTAAACCCATGAATCCCTTGGGCATCATCATAAATTTGTCCACGCTGTTCTCCTTAAGTTATTTCACGCCCGTTGGCTCGGATGGTCAATGATGTGGCGGCACTGGCAACTGTGGAAATAAACCCGCCAGAATCCAATGCTTGCCCCACCAATTCAGGGAAAGTATAGGTTTCATCAGCCGCAAGACTTCGTGCATCCACAATCAAGTTGGTCGTACCTGCTGTGCCACCACTGGTAACCAAATTCACGCTGATAGTTACATTACCTGCGGTGGTATTTGTAGCTGTGAATTTATCAATGATGGTTTTGCAGTTAACTGCGGTGTATTGCGTGGTCTGTGTGTTTTCAGCTTGTTTTGCTGGAATCAGAACTTTTACTGTTACTGTCATGTCTACTCCTTAAGTGGCTTCTGCGCCACTGGCAATGATGGTCAAACCTGTTGATACAGCCTGAATTTGAATGGTATCTCCAGCATTAAGCACCTCAACGCCGTTGTATTGCAATGCATTTGCAGTTGGCACAGGCACATCGTACAGAAAAGCATTTCCAGTCCCAGCAGAACCCGCTGATGGCACTAAAAATACACGCACATTTATATCAGCGGCTGTTGTGTTGGCAATACTGAATTCTTTGAGCAAGGTTCTAGTTGCCGCTGGCACTGTGTAAAGCGTAGTCACACCAGTGGTAATGGCGGCTTGGCCTAGTTTGGTTGGGGTGATTACATCGAAAGCCATGTCAGCACCTGATTTGATCGCACCCTTGGGGTTTGGTTTGCATACGGCAAGATGCCATTTACATCGTGCGCTAGTTCCACATTATTACGCACAGGGGCAAGTGCTAGCAATTCAAGTGCTTGGGCCAAGCGTGGAATTGCATCAATTGTCAGTTGCACTTTGGCATTTAATACAGCATCTTCAACTGCCGTACTTTGCGAGAGTGCCACTATCTGGGCTAGTGCTTCATTTGCAGAGGCCGCCGCATTATCTGCTTGGTACTCAAAATCAGTTCCAACAATGACTTGTATTTCATCAACCGTAGAAAACAGCAATTCGAACTGCCTGATCTGTTGTTGGTCAGTCAGAAATGTGGCAAGCTGGTCACGGGTAAGGTTCAACTTGCGGGAGACAGGTGCAGTTGCCATCAGTATGCCAATGCCTCAATTTGGGCCTCAAGGCGCACATAAGATACATGGGCATCACTATCACCACGGAAACGCTGTATTCGCCAGTTCCTCATGTGCCCCTGTTGAAACCATGCCAAACGCTTTTTGCGATTGCCAATCGTACCGACTGAAATAAATTTTTCTTGCGAATAGGTTTGTCCATCCAGCGAATAACTGGTGCTGATTTGTGGATTCTTGCCAAGCACAACGCTACCTGTCAGGCTGACCAATTCCAATTCGTTGAATAAAGCTCCATTGCTTTCGTTATAGACTATCAATGTGCCAAACTCCCAACGCACTTGTTGCCCCCAGTGGCTTCCAATGTCTTGCACCAGATAACCTATGCTCGCGCTTTGTGGGTCACCAATCATCCACTTGTCGTAGACCCACACCATGTTTCTTGCCCTGTATTGGGCAAAACCGTCTAACGTGGTTGTTAGGGTGAACCATACTGGTGTTTGTAAATCTTTGGATGCCGATGCATCAAAGACTATTGTGCGGTCAGGCAAATGCACATATAGATGTTGATGATTTTTGTCGTTCCTAGCTTCTAACTTAACAAGTGCTAATTGTGCTTCTGTATATTGAAGCAATAAATTGTCAATTTCCTGCGTGCTTATTTTTTCTGTAACTGCCGCCGCGCCCACATAAATGCCTGGGGCTTCATTTCTACCGCCACCCAAAAACGCAACACGCTCAACAAAGACACAACACCCTTGAGTGCCAATCACGCCTTTTTGTATCTGTGCACCATCAATTCGAGCAAATGGGAATAAATCACCACCAACGTTATCAAATACCTCAATCGTATTTCTATTCAGCGCATAAACTTCGTTTCGCAGTTTCAACAAAGCTACCACAGGGTCAGGGTCAACCTCTGATGCACCGTACTTCAAAGGGTTCACAGTCTGTGGATTAGATAACTCAGTGACGATTAAGAACTCGCCATCCGTGGTCATGAAATAACCATCCACCCAACAGAAGTCAAGCACCACACCCAAGTCAGGGTCAGTAACTTGCGTCAATATTGAACCGTCCCAGTAATACAACCGCCCACCAGATGCAATCGCAAGCTGGTCGAAACTATAGTCAAAAGTCACTAATTGATTTGGTGGACCACCTACATCACCAAGTATTGTTACTGTACCTGCGCTGTTTATCTCCACCAGTTTTGTATCCATCACCCGATATAAACTATCTCGCCAGTTGATGCCGCCACGGTCAATGCCTGGGCCTGTCCCGTTAGACACGATGCCATCACCTGGGCGCAAAAAACTGTTACTGATGCCAGATGCTTTTGGCACAGGCACAAGGTTGACTGGGTATGCTGTACGCAGTTCAGGAGTATTGTCGGTGTAGATACCGTTTAGGATTGGTATCTGCATCACTTGGCCTTGTTGCGTTCAGAAATGCGTTTGGCTTTTGCTTTGGCATCCGCTTTTGATGATGCACCCCATGCCCTCAAACTCAACAGTAAGCGTGTGGGTTCACCGTCTTTGTATTCAGGGCCAGGATTGCCACTCATACGCGCCAAGAACGATGCTCTGCGTGGGTTGTCACCTGACTTGACTGGAGGTTTTAGATTCATACCCTCTGCTTTGGCGGCGGCACGACCCTTGGCATTCAAACCACCTTTTGGGTTCTGGCCTTCTTTGCGTGCATAGACTGGCGTTTTCATCTAAACCCCTTGATCTTTTCAGCAATCTTTTTGGGTTGCTTGGCAAATTGCTTTCCAGCTTTTGTTGCCTCACGCTTGGCCCTTGTGGTTGCCGCATACTCAGCCGCAGTCAAGGCTTTGATGGCCTTCTCAGGCAGATACCTCTCGCCTGTTTCAGACGATGGTTTGCCAGACTTGGTGCGCCAGTTTTGACTTGACCAATCTTTCAGGCTTTTCTGCGGGGCTTTCATTTATAACCGCCACCCTTTTTTTTGTACTCCACCGCCAGCAATTGCGCTTTTCTAGCTGACCATTCGCCTGGGTCACCGCCCTTTGTCCCTGACTTGATTTTTTCAAACAAGGCTTTCCGCATGGTTGGCTTCGTGTAGTTGCCAGCCGCATTGACAGATGACTTGGGCTTGGTTGCCATTACGCACTCACAGCCTTAATCACAGCAAAGGCAATCACAATGGCTTCAGATAACGAACCCAAAGAAATGTTGCGTACGTTAATGCTTGCTGACCCTGCCGCTGACTGTGCATTTAACAGATATGAACCAGCAGTGCCGCCACTGATATGGTTCATTATCAAGATGTCGCCAGCTTCAATGACTGTGTTGGTCAACGTAAAACTCACAGTTGTGGATGCCGCTAATGCCGCACCAGCCAATGTAATTTGGCCTGTGGATTTACTTAATGTGACTGCTGTTGTTTTGTCAGTAAGTTGCGTTACAACGCCACCTGAACCAGTTGCATAACCATGTTTTCCAGTGCTTGTGATGACTTGATTGCCAGTGGTTGACAGACTTGTGCCAGTAGCCGCACCGATAACTGGTGTCACCAATGCAGGACTAGTGAATGTGCCAGTGCTGACAGTTGGATTTGTAATCGTCGGAGTTGTCAGGGTTGGACTTGTTCCGAATACCAACAGACCAGTCCCCGTCTCATCGGTCATTGCCGCACGCAAATTGGCACTGGATGGCACAGCCAAAAATGCTTGCACATTTGCGCCATAAATTGCATCAGCGTTGATCTGATACCAAGAGTTTGTTGGCTGATAGAAACGAATTGCTGTGGCAGTCCCCGCACCTAAAAACGATACGCCACCATAAAGTGCCGTTGCACCATTCAGCGCAATGGTCAGTGAGGTGATCTCCTGTGTGGTGGTAATAAGCACCGTTGTGCCATCAGGCACACCAGTATTCAAAGGCAGGGTAATCGTGCCTGTTGCCAGCGTTCCAGCAGGTTGTAACAGCATCCATTGATCTTGGCTGACTGGAGTCGGCACAGTGATGTTGAACCCGGACCCAGGCACATAAAGATTCACCGATAGCGTTGGCGATGCAAAACTTTGCTGAAAGAAAGTCAGCAAACTACCAATCGAGGTGCGCCGTGCGTCCCCATTGTTTGGCGAATAAACGGGCAGTTT